TTAATCGCCTATGTCTTTGGCTATGTGAACCACTTGGCCTACTACTTCAAACTGGTGCTGCTCGTGTTTCGGAATATCCAGCTTATCGTAGATCGGGTTATCGCTAATCAGTCGCCAGGTGCCTAGGGCACTTTGGTACCTCTTAACGAAAAGCTCATCACCATTTCTGAAAATGTATATGTGCCCGTCTGCGGGTACGTTCCTGCCAGTATGCACAACAAGTGTATCGTTGTTGTGTATGGTTGGCTCCATGCTGTCACCCTTAGCCCATACTATAGCAAGTTCTTTCTCACTGAATCCGCGCCACTTCAACCACTTTCGCCTAAATGCTAAGTACCTGGTCGGTTCTAACTGGTCAGGGTTTAACGCGCCTTGTCCTGCCGAGACTTGTATTCGATATCCTGGTATCAAAACGAAATCTGCAAACGCATCAGGGGCCGTATAGGCACTACGTGGTTCCTGAATTATATCGCCTTGTATTTTCTCACCAGTTGCTAACCATTGGAGCGTGACATCTTCTTTGAGCGAAATTTGGTGCGCTATATTTAGATTTGGAACAGAGCCATTCTTAATATATGCGTTAAGTGTAGATGCACCTATGCCCCAATCTTCTGCTGCTTGCCTAACGCTTCTTCCTCTCATTAGCTTGCTTAATCGTTCTGCTAAAGATCCGTTTATCTCCATAACTATTGGATCTATAGAAGAATTTGAATTGTCTTTAGTCATATTCCATCGAATCCATTGCTGTATCTACGTTTAGTCATCATCCATATGTCCTGAACTAAATTTAGGAAAAAGATCCAAATTTAGTTGTTAACAAGAACTAAGTTTAGATCAAAACTTAAACACATGAACTAAGTGCAGTTATTTAGTGCATGTAATAACCGCAGCATAGTACCAAATTAAGGACAGAAGATGAAAATTAAATCAGATATGCCTTCAGCACTGATTGTTGCGCACCTAAAGATGAAAGGTTTAAGCATTGCAGAATTGTCGCGAATGCATGGCTATCACAGAGGTACGTTAAACAATGCTCTTCGCGCCCCTTGGCCTAAAGGCGAACGCATCATTGCTGATGCGCTAGATATGGAGCCAGAGAATATTTGGCCTACTCGTTATCCAGAGGCGAATAGCAGAGGAGCTGCATGATGTACTTCACTGCAAAAGAGCTTGCAGGGGTGGCAGGTATGCCAAACCTAGAACGAAATTGCTTAACAAAACTGAATAAGTTTATGGAGCAAGAAGGCATTGAACCATCTTTAAAACGCCGAAGAGAAGGTTCTAAAGCTAGTGAGTACCACATCAGCATTTTACCTGTGGTAACACAAACAGCCCTCTATAAAAAAGAAGGCAAAGTCAAAGTCGGTGACTTAGTTCTTGAGTTACCAAAAAAGAAAAGCCAGCAAAGTTACTGTCGTGAGGCGCTTTGGAACCGTTGGAATAAAACCAACAACAAAGCGAAAGATAAGGCTCAGCAATCCCTCAAAGCTGTTCAAGCCGTCTTCGCGTTAAAAAGTAATGGCATCAGTTTGATGGACGCATACCACTCAGTTTCAAAAGAGTATGACGTTCCTTTCTCTACCCTTCGTCGTCACTGTGCGGCTGTGAAAGGTATTGATGAATGCGATTGGGCACCCGCTCTGCTTCCTAAGCAGTTCGAAGCAGCACAAGCACAAACCAAAAAGGCTAAACAATTTGCGTATATCACGCCTGACGCTTGGGAGTTCTTCAAGTCGGACTACCTACGGTCTGAACAACCAGCAATGTCAGCTTGTTACGAACGCCTTAAAGATGCTGCCGATCAGAATGGATGGGAGTACCCAAGCCTTAAAAGCTTGGAGCGTCGTCTGAAACATGAAGTGCCTAAACCACAAATCGTGATGTTGCGACAAGGCGAACACGCATTGCATCAGTTGTATCCACCGCAAGAGCGTACTGTGGAAAGTCTCCACGCGCTGCAATGGATAAACGGCGATGGCTACCAACACAACGTGTTTGTTAAGTGGTTCAACGGTGAAACTCTTCGCCCTAAAACATGGTTCTGGCAAGACGTATACAGCCGCAAGATCGTGGGTTGGCGTTGTGATGTCAGCGAAAACACAGACAGCATTCGCCTTTCATTGATGGACGTTTGCGAGAAGTTCGGTGTGCCAAAAGAAATCACATTGGATAACACACGTGCAGCCGCGAACAAGTGGATGACGGGTGGCGTTCCTAACCGTTACCGCTTCAAAGTTAAAGAAGATGAACCACTCGGCATCATCCCAATGATGAATATCAAGCTGCACTGGTCAAGCGTGATTCTTGGTAAAGGCCATGGTCAGGCAAAACCGATTGAACGTGCGTTTGGTGTGGGCGGTTTAGAAGAGTACATCGACAAACATCCAGCATGTCATGGGGCTTACACGGGTTCAAACCCGATGGCGAAACCAGACAACTACGGCAGCAAAGCAATTGATGCAGAAGTGTTCCTTGAAGCAATAGCCAAAGGCGTCGAAATGTTCAACGCCAAAGCAAACCGCAACACGGAAATTTGCCAAGGCTTTATGAGCTTCAACCAAGCATTCAATGCCAGTTATGAATCTGCGCCTATCCGCAAAGCAACACCTGAGCAATTGCAAATGATGATGCTGCAAGCAGAAGCGGTTCGCGTTTCTAAACACGGCACCATTGTTCTTGATGCTGGCGGAACATTGAAAGGTCGTAAGAACCGTTACCACAACCAAGTGATGATGGACTACGTAGGTCAAAAACTCGTGGCACGTTTCGACCCTTTGAAGCTGCATGAGTCGGTAGAGATTTACACCCTAAACGGTGTGCATATTTGCTCTGCGGAATGTTTAGAAAAAGTAGGCTTTGGCGATACGCAAGCGGCTCGCGAGCACAAGCGTCACCGCACTCAAGCAACCAAAGCACACAAGATTGCTGCGAAAGCACAAACCACCATGGATGCCATCGAACTGGCTGCTTTGATGAAGCCGCTTGAAGAAGAAGTTATTCCTGAAACTAAAGTGGTTGAACCGTTCAGACCTGTGGCGATTGGTAATACAGCCGTTGCCGTTCGTCATGAAGAAGACAGCGAAGAAGACTATGAAGCCGCCTTTGCAAAGAGCGTTGCATCAATGATGGAACAACGCACTAAAAACCGCCTTTAAACCTGATTTAAACGAGGACTAAATATGGACAACGTTGTGGCCTTATCGAAGGCAGAAGTAAAAGAAACCGACATTCTGATGCGCATCAAAAGTGTGTTGGACTCAAAGGTAATTACATCATCACAAATGGCAAAAGAGATCAGCGTTTCTCCTGCTGCTTTGAGTCAGGTTCTTAAAGGCAAATACGCCGCAGACCCAAGCACCATCATTGAAAAGCTTGATAAGTGGTTACGCCTTAGTGACGAAAAGAAAGCAATGCCGAACGTTAACCCTGGCTTTGTAATGACGGAAACCGCAAAGCTCATCACCACCGACCTTACCTATTCGCACGGTGCTGGCGAAATAGTGGCAATTTTTGGTGCTTCTGGTGTGGGTAAATCAGCCACGTTGCGTGAGTACAAGCGCAACAATAACAACGTGTGGATGGTTACAGCCAGCCCAAGCCGTTCAAGCCTTACCGAATGCTTGTATGAAATCGCTATGGAGCTAGGTCTTGATGATGCACCTCGCCGCAAAGGGCCTCTTTCTCGCGTCGTTCGTAACCGCCTTAGAAACAGCGAAGGCTTATTGATTATCGACGAAGCCGATCACCTTGATTACCCAACGCTGGAAGAGCTTCGCATTCTTCAGGAAGAAACAGAAATTGGCATGGTGCTAGTGGGTAACAACAAGGTTTACACCCAGCTTACTGGTGGTCGTCGCAATGAAGACTTTGCTCGTCTGTTCTCTCGTATCGCTAAGAAACGCGGCCTAAATAAAACCCGTATTGCTGATGTTCGAGCCATTGCTCAAGCGTGGGAAATCAAAAGCGAAAAAGAAATGAATCTGATGGTGCAAATCAGTGAGCGCCCAGGTGGTCTGCGTCTGCTTACCAAAACTCTGAAATTGGCGGCGATGTTTGCCAACAACAACCCGATTACAGAGAAGGTACTGCGCCAAGCGTTTAACGAACTAGAAACCAATGAGTGAGGTGTGTGGTGTCTTTTAAATCAAATGTTACATGTGATGGAAACCGTTGTTATTCAACATGCGAGTTAGATACCAACGACCCAGCACAAGCAGAAATTGAGTATTACGCGCTTCAGGATAGAGGTTGGCTGATCGCATTCAATGATGACTACGACTATTGCCCGAAATGCAAGCCTATCGTTTTGGCTGAAATGGAAGATGAGGCTAACAACGTCGAGTCAGGAGAATGAGCATGGCTAGAACTAAATACAGCTACAGGGGCATTGATGGTTTAAAGGCTATTGCAGCGAAGTACGGCATTAACCCAGAAACGCTTAGGCAGCGAATCGTAAACCAAGGCATGAGTATCACTGCTGCCATCAATGCTGGCGATGGTCGTTTCTCCCAAAAAGAAGCGCGTGAGAAACGCAAAGTTAACTATCACTTACCACGTCAACAAGTAGGCATTAAGCACCCTGATTTATTAAGCCAAACATGGAAATTGGCACTCGGTATAGGAGCACCGCAATGATGAATCCACACGAAAAACAAATGGCACTTATCACCGCACGAGGCCGACTTGTTTTAGCTAATTGTTTTATTTTGCGCGTGAACTATGCACCTGCAATCCCTGTTATTGAGATTACCAACCCTTCAGAGAAGCTGAAAAAGAAAGCTGTCGCTGTGATGGAAATGCGCCACGGAACGTTGAACAAAATGTATGTGGCTCGTTTCTCTAAGTGTCTGGTTCGTTGGTGGTCTGGCGAATGCCAGCAATACGTTGGAAACACGGTGATCAACTCTGAAGAGGATGAGCACGAACTAAGAACTATGAGGAAATTAGCATGAAAAAAGCAAAAGTAATCATCACGATTCTTGAGAATCAAGATCAGAAAATCGAAATCCGCTGCCAATGCCAAGATGGCTCATCAAAAGCTCTCAATTCAATGGCTCTGGATATCGCAAAAGATTTAGCTCCAGTAGTTCAAAACACTATCCAAAACATGAATTTTAAGAAGAAGGGTTTAATCAATGTCCACTAACGAAACCATCAGCAAAGAAACATACATCGAAGTTTTGGAATCTCAACACGAGCACCTAGAAAAGAGTGTTGCTGCTGCAAAAGAAGACTTATTCGCTATTGAGTGTGCGATTGAAGATCTTGATGCGAAAGACTTTGACGAAGTTGAGGTTACAGGAACAGACGGTGTTTATAAATTCCAAATCGTGGAGAAGAAGTAATGATTACCACAACCCAACCACAAGAAGGCTTTCGTTTTAACTCACTTGGTCACCAAGTGCCAGAAAGCCAAATCAAAGACATCGACAAACTGCGTGATGAAGTTGTCATGGGCATTGTAGCGAAAGCGAAAGAAGCACAAACCATGATGGCGCAATTCAAAGGCGAAGCCATGGCAGAAGTGGCTGACTTCGTAGACCTAAGCTCAGCCGAGTTTGATGTGAAGTATGGCGGCACCAAAGGCAACGTTACGCTTTTGTCGTTCGATGGCAAATACAAAGTCCAACGTTCTATTGGCGAGCACCGTGTGTTTGATGAGCGCATTCAGGCCGCAAAGGCAAAGATTGATGAGTGCATTACCCGTTGGTCAGAAGGTTCTAATGACCACATCAAAGCACTGGTTGAGCTTTCCTTCCGCGTCAACAAACAAGGTCACATTGATGTGAACCAAGTGCTCTCACTGCGTCAGTTAAACATTGATGACCCTGACTGGTTAGAAGCGATGGATGCCATTGCAGACTCAATGCGCGTAGTGGGTAAAACACCATACCTGCGTATTTACGAACGCCAAGGCGACGGGCAATACAAACAAATCGCTCTCGATATCGCCAAGCTCTAAGGAGCATTTATGCAAATCGAGACTCGTTATGGAAAGGTCTACTTAACCCACCATGCATCAGATAGATGGGTTGAGAGAACGGGACGAAGTCTTGAGGAATTGGTTGCTGCTATTCGCTGTTCAGTCAGACCAACGAAGCAGCAACTCAACAGGATAAATAAGCGCACCAGAGGGAAAGAACTCAAGCGCGTTCTGGAATGCGATGTCGCTTATTTCATCCTTTGCAAACAAGTCATCGTCACTGTTTACCAAAAGGGAAAGCATATGCAAAACGAACTGCAACGATCATTCACCACACCACACACCTACAACGCACTTGAGCGCGAAATTGAAATGGCTGAAGCGTTGGTGGAAACCCAAGGAACCGCGTTTCCAGATGGCACATTGGAAGAAGGTTTTATTGCTGGAATCAAGTTTGTGCTGTGCCGTGAAGGTTCCTGTATCCGTGATGCCTACGAGGAAATGATGGATGGCAAAGACACCGAAGGTGAAGCCGCCTAGCAACAAGTTGATTGCCCACATCATGCATCACAAGCGATGCACTCAAGAGGATGCACTCAAGAGGATGCAGAAACCTGGGCAGATAGATACTGCGGGGATTGGCGGAATACGCCTATCCCCAAAGCCAAACGAATTTATTCAATTTCAAGTGATGAGAAGGAATGGGACGAATGAAAGAGAAGATTTTAGACAAAATCAAAAAGCTATTAAGGCTAGCTGCATCAAGCAATCCAAACGAAGCAGCATTGGCGTTGTCTCGCGCTCAAAAGTTAATGCAAGAGCATGGCATTCAAAGTGACACACCAGAGCTTGCGGGTGTTAATGAGCAAGTTATAGATGCCATGTCGAAAGCCAAAACTCCAACTAAATATTTTGGAATGTTAGCGCACTCAATAGCCAAAGCTTTTGGTTGTGAATATTACCTACAGCCCACCTTCACAAATATGGGCGTTGTTTTTATTGGTCATGATGAACGACCAAAAATCGCTGGGTATGTTTTCGCTGTTCTAGAACGACAACTGATGAAAGCGCGAAAGGAGTTTATTGAAAGCCTTAGCTCACGAATGAAAAAGCAAAACAAAACCAAGCGTGCTGACCAGTTTTGTGAAGGTTGGTGTATTGGGGTTTACAGAAAGATTGAGCAATTTGCTCTATCAGACAAAGAGCAACAAGAGATCCAAACGTTCAAGCAAAGCATTGATGACCTTTCATCATGCAATGCCCGTGAAGCAAAAGGTTCTGGCGTAGCGGCGGATGAATCCAAAAGGAAAGGTTATGCAGCAGCTAGAGATGTGACGCTCAACCACGGCGTTAGCGGCAATGAAACCATGAAGCTTGGAGCAGCACTATGAAACTCACCCGTTGCCCTGTGTGCCATAGCCAAATCAGTCTTGATGCTTTAGTAGCTGATGATTCAGGTCGTGAGCTGCTGGCTAAAGTTGCAAGCCTGCCTGATTTCGTTGCGCGTCCAATGCTGGAGTATTTGGGTTTGTTCCGTCCTGCGAAGTCTGACCTATCGCTAAGCAGAACATTGCGCTTGCTAACTGAAGTCACAGATGAGTTCCGCGCCGATCATATACTGGCTTCCGCTTTGGTTGAGTGCGTGAACAAGCTGCGTGAGAAACGTATCCAGTACAGCGACACCAAACCACTGGCTAACCACAACTACCTGAAACAGGTTTACCAGACTACGGCTGTGCGTAACAACGTCGCAGTTAAAGCCACCTCCGTTTCGGGAGAAAAACAGGAAACGACCAAACCGGATGATAGCGATTGGTACATCCAACAAGCTAAGCGAATGCAAGCAGCAGGACAAGATCCACTTGGCGAGCAAAGCGCTATTGCTGCCAAGCTGCGTGAATTGGGATGGAAACCAGAGTAAGCGAAACAAGCAAGGTTCGCCTTGCTTGTCTGCCTAGCGTGGTTGCTAGGTACTGATGAGCAGCCAAGGGAGAAAGACTATGTTCTTCGGTGAATATACTCCATTGCTAAGCCAACAGTTGTTACAACGCCGCTTGGCGAATGGTAAAGCACGGATTGATCCAGAAGTCGGTTTAGAAAAGTATTGCACCCACTGTGGCGAATACTGGCCTCAAGACACTTTGTTTTGGACACCTCTCGCCAGTAGGCCAGATGGTTTGCAAGACTGGTGTAAAGCCTGCCGTTCTGAAGAAGCGAGTGCTGCTCACAGAGCAAAGAAAGCGGCATAGGAGGATTTATGTTAATAGACGTCGATAACTACCAGGAAATAGAAACGGTTGGGCAATTAATTGAAGTGCTATCTGGTTTTAATCCAGAGTTGCCACTTTCATGTGAGCTTGAGTCGTCGGTTTCAGTGTCATTAATGGCAGACTATGAAACCAAAGAAGTTGAACACGTAGAAATTTCTGGCGGGATAACTTTATGAGTAACCTACTCAAACTCGTTCAAATCGGTAAGCGTGAACTGGCTTTGGATGATGACATGTATCGAGACATGCTTCAGCAAACAGTTGGTCAACGCAGCTCAAAGAACCTTAGCCAATGGCAGCTTTCTAAAGTTCTCGATCACATGAAAGCGTTGGGCTTTAAACCAAAACCTAAACCAGCAGCAAAAACACAAGTAAGATTACCAGAATGTAAAAAGATTCTGGCTATTTGGATCACTATGCGCAAGCAAGGTTTTATCAAGAACGCCAGTGATGCTGCTCTCGACGCTTTCGTCAAACGTATGACTAGCCAAATCAACGGAGGTCAGGGTATTGAAAAACTTAACTGGTTGAAATCTGAGGACGCTTACCATGTTCTCGAAGCATTAAAACGCTGGCATTATCGTGTGATGAAAGAAGCAATTCTTGCTGCTGGCGGACGCATACCGTCAAATGATGACTGCACGGGTCCTGCTGGATATGGTAAGTTGGCGGAATATTATCAAGATTTTATAAGGAAATGATTATGGGTATTTTAATAGGTCTTCTTATTGCGATTATCGGCGCGATTCCACTATACAAACTCGCTCAAAAAGTGGGTGTGAAGATTGGCGGTTTTGGCGTTGCTATGATGATTCTGTTTCCATTTATTCAGATATTCGTTTTGTATTACTTGGCTTTCAAAGAACGCGGTGAAGAAGTTAACCCTGCTTTCGTAACCACGGCAGAAGAGAAAGCGAGAAACGCTCAAGACTGGAACAAATAACAAACACCACCTAATCACCATAGCTGCTGTTGTATAGTACGAACACCTCCCACGCGGAGGTGTTTTTGTATCTGTGGGAGGGGAAATGAGCACACGAACTGACAAAGAAGACAACCTTGAGCTGTTTGGTTATGGTGAAGTGAATCTTGATGAAGTGGCAAAGATTGTTGATGATGAAGAATCACGTTGGCCTGAAGCTATGCGTCAGCTCTATTCAATGTTCCGTGATGAACTGGAAAAGGCTGGAGCAGACCAACGCCTATCTATAAGCCTGTTGAACCGTATTTGCCGTGAGTTTGGTGGCGTTCAACTCTACTTGCCTCGTGGTCGCCAACTTGAATCTGAGATTCAAAACTTACTGATTTGGCATGAATTCACAGGCAACAATGTTGAGCAGTTATCAAGAAAATACGACAAGAGTATGCAACACATTTACCGTGTTATTGCTAAGATGCGCCATAGAGAAGTTAAGAAGAGACAGCCTGATTTATTCTAGGAGCGTGTATGAGCATGACCAATAAAGATGATTTTAACCAAGCCTTTGAGCACTTTGCCGATATGTTTGAAATTCCAAAGGGTGAACGCTCTAAGATGAAGAAGATCCTTTTTACCCACATTAACGAGAAGAGAACGGCAATCAAATCGCTGCTTGATGAACTAGGTAATCAGTGGAACAACGCGAAGCTACAAGAGATTCTCATCAAGCGTGGTGAGCGTTCTCCTTACGCAAAAGAACAGCTAGGTTTATTTTCGTCTAAAGTAATCAGTCTTTCTTATACAAATAGAATGTTTAGAGATGCGCACTTGATGCCATATCAGAAAATAGAACGAGGCTCATCAAACATAGAGTGCCCAATACACACTCAATATCATGGTGATGTTTTTGAAGTTGACAGCGACTTTTGGCGAGTTCATCCTGTTGGCCAACATGTCGATTGTTACTGTTCAGTTCGCACTATCAGCAAGTCAGAATACAACAATTAGGGTTAATTAACCTAACTTCCACACCAGAAGCACAATCAGTTCAATATCAATGATTAAGAATTGGTTGTGCTATGAAAACTCTCACTCTCCATCGTAACTATTTCCCTCATGGGGTTTTTTCTTATCTGTGTGATGAGAATGGAAACGCCATGCTCAAAGCTATTGAGCGCCCTTGGAAAAACAATGCACCTGGTATTTCCTGCATTCCTGAAGGCACCTACGATCTCATTCCTCATAACAGCCCTAAGTTTGGTTCTTGCTACGCATTGGAAGCGCCTGAACTTGGCGTGACGATTTTCGGTCCATCCCTTCGCACTCACATTCTTATCCATCCTGCAAACCGAGTTTCTGAACTGGAAGGCTGTATCGCGCTAGGCTCTGACTTTGGTGTGGTCAGTAATGAATGGGCGGTGGTGAGTTCTCGTAATGCTATCGACTACTTCATGGCTCACCTAGCTGGCGAACGAGCCAAGCTGGTTATCAAACGAGCTTAACCATGGGCAGACTCTACAACTGGCAATTCGCCAAACAACAAGGCAAAGCCAAACGCCTTGAAGCAGAAATGAACGCCTTAACCAAAGGCGTTCCGGTGCCAGCTAAACCACCTCTATTCAGTCACGATGCCACGCTGCAAAGTCATTTCAATATCGCTTGGCAGCGTGTTTCTCAATGCGAAATCAATATGCATGTAGGCAAAGCACGAACGCCGCAAGCTTCAGACCTAATCGAAAACATAAAGGAATTTAGAGAATGTCACTTTCCGTCATAGCTGGCGTTGCTTCGCTGGCACTTGAATATGGCCCTGCTGCCATCCGTGGGATCTCTTCTTTGTTTGGTGGCAGCGAAACTGCCGACAAAGTGGCAGACGCCGTTGAAAAAGCGGATGCCATGTTCGGTGCGACCAAAGAGCAGAAAGAGCTCGCTGTTACCCGTGAACTCCAGAACCTGCCGCCTGAAGCGTTGATTGAGCTTGAGAAAATTAAGGTCGAACTGGAAAAGCAAAAGACCCGCCGCCAAGAGCTGGAGCTTAACGACAAGCAAGCTGAGCACAGCGAAACGCAAACCACCATCCGCAATGGTGATAACGCGCAAGATGAGTACGTTCGTCAGACTCGCCCAAAAATGGCGCGTCAGTCGTTTGCTCTGATGGTGCTTTACATCGTCGGCATGGAAGTTCTCAAAGCAATGAACTTCGGCACAGGTGCTGATACCTATCTCGCACTCACTATTGCTACTCCTGCTTTTGCTTATCTTGGCTTACGTACCGTTGATGGTTTCGCGCCTTATTCAAAGTCCAGCGGTGACAAAGTTGCTGGCGTAATCGGAAGCGTGATCAAGGGGCGTAAATGACCGACCTATTCGATAAAGCCCAAGAGCTAGAGCAACGTCAACGTGACCAGGCATTAGCTAACCAATTGCACCGCACGGTAGAAAAGCCAGATGAAGATAAAGAAGGAATTCGATACTGCCTAGATTGTGGCATCGACATACCTCAACAGCGATTAGAAGCAGAACCGAACGCAGTGCGCTGCGTGCCTTGTCAGTCTAGGAAGGAACATTGATGGAATTGGATTGGGTAAAAGCATGGTGGCCTATTGTTTGGGCTGGCGTTTTGACTGTCGTTCAAGTGATTCAGATCTTGCTGTCCAAAACCTACGCCCGTCGTGAGGAAGTGGAAAAAGTGAGACGAGATATGGATGAACTCAAAGCTCAGGTTGATGCAATGCCAACCCGTGAAGAAATGACCAAGCTGACGCTTGAGCTTTCTGAAGCTCGTGGAGATATGAAAGAACTACGAGCGCATATTCAACCCGTGGAGCACTTAGCTCAACTGCTGCTAGAGCAGCGTTTAAATGAAAATAAATAGAGGTTCAAATGTCATTTAAAGACCTTTTAAAAGAAGACCAGCGCCTAGTTATCCTGCGTTCTCTTCATGAAATGGATGGCATGTCAGCGAATGAATCCATCTTAGATTCATGCCTTGATGCCTATGGTCACAGAGTAAGCCGTGACGTGGTTCGTACTCATATGGCTTGGTTAGCTGAACAAGACTTGATCTCCATCCGTGAATTGGATGATTTCAAAATCGCCACGCTTACTGGTCGCGGTGAAGATGTTGCGACAGGCCAAGCCGTTGTTCCTGGTGTGAAACGCCCACGAGCTAAATAAGGTTTACTCATGAAGCAAACAGCTAACCGAAAATCAAAAGTAAACCTGCTACCTGAAGAGATTCGCCAAACGCTCAACGCCTTCATTCGAAATGGCAGCATGACGCAGAAAGACATCCTTGCAGAAATCAATCAGATGATTGATGAAGCGGGTCTTCCTGAAGATGTGAAACTCAGCCGAACTGGGTTCAATCGCTACGCCAAGAAAATGGAAGAGATGGGTATGCGAATGCGGCAAGCTCGCGAGGTAGCCGAAGTGTGGACAGCCAAGCTTGGTGATGCGCCCGTTTCTGATGTCGGTAAGTTGCTGCAAGAGTTCGTGAGAACCATGGCGTTTGAAACCTCTATGCGAATGATGGAAGAAGCGGAAGAAAACCAAGAAGTCATTCCACCAAAAGCCCTCAACCAGTTGGCTCTTGTCTCGCAGCGTATTGAGCAGGCAGCGATGACAAGCCAGAAAGTAGAGCGAGAAATTCGCGCTGCGTTTGCTGCTGAAGCCGCAGATAAAGCAGAGAAGATTGTTAAGCAAGCAGGTCTTACTGCTGCTACAGCGGAAGAAATAAAAAGACAAATCTTAGGGATCGCATCATGAAGAAGCCAAACATACTCCAGTATTTTGCCTACCAACAGTTACCACCACAACTTCAGGTTGTTTCTAAACCGTTTGGTGAGTTGGCTAACAAGATGGTTGAAGAGCTACCAGAGAACGAAGAAAGCCATATGGCTTTGCGTAAGCTGCTTGAATCAAAAGACTGTGCCGTTCGGGCGATGGCTTACAAGTCATGAGCATTTTATCTCTTGCTGTGTATGCACTTCTTATTGGCCTTGCTGTTGTAGCAGGGCTGTTTGTTTGGTCGGTTTGGTTCATCTACCAACTGAGCCTTGAGTCCGAGGAATGGGATGATGACTGCTGAAGTAACTGCGAAGAAAAAGCTACAACGTCAAAGTGAAAAAGCCATTCTCTCTGGTGAATTCAGAGAAGAGGATGTTCTGCTCGCATATCAAAAACGTTGGATAGCTGATGACTCAGATCTAAAGATTGCGGAGAAAAGCCGACGAACGGGTTTGACTTGGGGTGAAGCTGCTCTCTCAGCTTTGGAGGCTGCAAAGTCGGTAGAAGCTGGCGGTGATGATACTTTCTATGTTGGCTCCACTAAAGATATGGCTCGCGAGTTTATTGATGCTGTAGCTATGTGGGCGAAGGCTTATAGCTGTGCGGCAGAAGATGTTCAGGAAGAAGTTTTAAAAGATGATGACAAAGACATCCTTACTTATGTCATTAACTTTGCATCCGGGCATAAAGTAAAAGCCCTATCAAGTAATCCTTCTAACCTACGTGGTATGCAGGGTCGAGTTGTTATTGACGAAGCAGCTTTCCATGAGCGCTTAGCCGAGGTGTTAAAAGCAGCGTTGGCTCTTACCATGTGGGGGTCAAAGGTTTGTTTGATCTCTACTCACAATGGTATTGAAAACTTATTTAATACCCTGATTCAAGATAGTCGTGCAGGTAAAAAGCGTTACTCGATCCATACCGTTGATATCGATACAGCATGTGAAGAAGGTCTCTACAAACGTATCTGCCAAGTTAAGAAAAAGGAATGGACGCAGGAAGCGGAAGACGAGTGGAAAGCTAATCTTCTCAAAGACACGGCAACCGAAGAAGACGCACTGGAAGAATATTACTGTGTGCCTAAGAACGGTGGCGGTGCTTACATTAGCCGAAGCCTACGTGAACGCGCTGCGTGTTTGGATGTGCCTGTTATTCGCTTCAAAGGAACTCAAGCATTCAATGATGCTGGCGAAGGTGAGCGGATGCGCGAGATGCAGGAGTGGCTGGTTGAAAACGTGGGTCCATTATTGCAAGCACTGCCACAAGAACTGCGTCATTCACTCGGTGAAGACTTTGCGCGTAATGGTGACTTAACGGTCTTCGCACCCTTTACCGTTCAGGACAGCACCAAGCGCACCGTTCCGTTCCTGGTCGAACTGTCTAAGGTTCCGTTCAAGCAGCAAGAGCAAGCGCTTTTTTATATCTGTGATCGCCTACCTCGTCGTGATGGTATCAAGCTGGATGCGCGTGGTAATGGTCAGTACTTAGCCGAGCAAGCTAAGTACCGCTATGGCGAAGAGGTAGAAGAAGTGATGCTGTCTGTCGCTTACTACCGCGAGAACATGCCGCGCTTTAAAGCGGCCTTTGAAGATGACGAAATCAAACTGCCTAAGCATGAGGATGTGATCACCGACTTAGGCCAGATACAAATCTATCGCGGTGTTCCTGGTATCGATGACAGCCGAACCAAAGGCAGTGATGGTAACAAGCGCCACGGTGATAGCGCGGTGGCAATCTTCCTAGGTTACTTGGCATCAAAAGAAGATATCACCCGTTACGAACTGCACACCATACGCCCAAGCACCGACGATAATCAGCGCCGCTTCTTCGGCACTGCAAAAGAAAACAACCGATTTGACGATATGCCGCGCACCGATATTCGCGGCAAAGGGATTCGACTATGAGTATTCAACTTCTCGATCAATACGGCAAACCAATCCAAGCCGACAAGAAAAAGCTGACTGAAGATATTGCCCGTGCCTATACCACTGGCGTTCGTAATCCACGACCACCGAGTGTGGCCTCCACGCTCACGCCTGCGCGTCTGGCTGGCATTCTTCGCAGTGTGATTGATGGCAACGACCCTGAAGCGTACATGACGCTGGCTGAAGAAATGGAAGAGCGAGACTTGCACTACGCGGCGCAGCTCCGCACACGTAAGCTTGCGGTTGCCGCGATTGAGCCAAGTGTTGAAGCGTACAGCGATGAGAAAGCCGATGTTGAAATGGCAGAGCGCGTTCGCGACCTAATGAGTGACGATGCCATCCCTGAATTGTTCTTTGATTTGCTGGACGGTTTAGGCAAAGGGATCGCGGTAGTTCAAATACTATGGCAAACCAAAAGCTCACCGTGGAAACCCTTCGACTACAAATGGGTAGACCCTCGTTACCTGCGCCAAAACCAAGAGACACTGGAAGACATTCTGCTGATTAGTGAAGAGGCTCCCAACGGTGCTCCGCTAGTGCCATACAAGTTTATGATCCATACGCCTCGTTCTAAATCTGGCAGCGTATGGCGCAATGGCTTGGCGCGTTTGGTGGCGGTGATGTACATGCTGAAATCATTCACGGTGCGTGATTGGTGGGCATTTGCTGAAGTGTTTGGTATTCCCGTTCGTGTTGGTAAGTATGGCGCGAACGCCACGGTAGATGATATTCAAACCTTAGTGAATGCCATTGGCTCTATCGCCAGTGATGCAGGTGCGGTTATCCCTGAATCCATGAAGATTGAGATGATTGAAACCGCCAAAGGTAACGGCGGTAACACCCTGTTCGAAAACATGGTTCGCTGGTGTGATGAACAAATCTCCAAAGCTGTGCTTGGGCAAACCATGACGGCAGACAATGGCAGCTCACAAGCGCAAGCGAACGTGCACAACGAAGTGCGTTTAGATATTGCGGCTTGGGATGCGCGTCAGCTTGAATCTTGTATCAATGAATACTTAGTTAAGCCGTTCATCATTTTAAACTGGGGTATGCAAGAGCATTACCCGAAAGTGAAAGTCAAAGTCTCTAACCCTGAAGACTTGAAAGCATTTGCAGACAGCATTACGCCATTCATTGATCGCGGCATGAAAGTCTCTGCTTCAGAGGTTCGCGACAAGTTCGGTGTTGAAGACCCAGCAAAGAACGACGAGCTGCTTCTTCCGATTAACCAAGTCGCCATGCAGAACGTTCAAACTGAGGTTGGATTGAACCGTCGTGTCGATAACCAAGCCATTGCGTTCAACCGCATTGCAACGACGAACGAAAGCGAAATGGATGCAATGACCAACCAAGCAATGAGCGAATGGGAACAAGTTGCGGAAGACTTCATGAACCCTGTTCAGAAACTGGCGCAAGAGTCTGATAGTTACGAGACGTTTCTGGCTGGTCTTCCAGCCCTGCAAGAAGAGCTTGGTGCAGAGCAGTTCGTGGAGCAGATGGCAACGTACATGTTTCAGGCTCGTGGGTTAGGAGATGCTCGCGATGCCTGAGAACATCGTCCCTAAAGAGGCGCTGAACTGGTTCAAGCGAAAAGGCATTAAGCCGGGCTTTGACTATCGCGATGTGTGGAAGGAAGAACACAACAACGCGTTCTCCGTTGCCAAGATGCTCAATGCCGATTTGCTGGTTGATGTAAAAGCCATGGTTGAACAGGCCATTGAAGAAGGTCAAACCTTCCAACAGTTTCGTGAAATACTCAAACCGCTGCTGGTGAAGTCTGGTTGGTGGGGAGTTCAGGAGATGGTTGACCCAACAACGGGCGATTCAAAGCCTGTTCAACTGGGCAGTGAAGGACGTTTAAAGACCATTTACAAAACCAATATGCGTACCGCTCGCGCTGCTGGTCAGTGGGAACGAATAGAACGTACCAAGCGCGTGATGCCTTATTTGCTTTATCAGCTTGGACCATCAATGGAGCACAGGCTCGACCATGTAAAATGGAAAGACTTGCTGCTGTCAGTAGACGATTCTTGGTGGGCTTCTCACATGCCGCCAAATGGTTGGGGTTGTAAGTGCTGGATTCGTCAGGTGTCGAAAGTGGAAGCAGACAAACTGATTGCTGAAGGCAAGGTTTCAACCTCTGCACCAAATGGCGGGACTAAGCAGTGGGTAAACAAGCGCACGGGTGAAGTTGAAGTGTTACCAGAAGGTATTGAACCAGGTTGGAATTACAACCCAGGGAAATCTCGCCAAACAGCCTTAGCGGATGACCTAGCTAAAAAAGAACAGCGAATGCGTGAAACGCTCTCTAATGGCTCTTAAGTATCTCACGGCTATAAAGTTACTCTGAAAAAAGTTTAAATCAATCTGACGCGATTTAAACGGGTTTTAAAAATGGTTTGACTCACTATTTCAGGTTGGTGTTAGCGTTTTGCTTGCCAACCTCGTTTTTTCTCGTCATCCTGATCGCGCATTTCCCTCTCCAAATTATCTCCCTGTTTTGAGCAATCCGCGTTATTTCGGCTGATTAAAGCCAATCGATCATTCTTAACTCCGCAATATCAATTTTCCATACCAACCAACGAAACGGAGGTTGCTATGTAACGTTTAACTCGCGGAGTGATACATGACAAAAGCAGCAATGACAGCACTGTGTTTTAGCATGGACAAAGCTGTGCAAGTGGAATCAGAGACTGGCATTTGGTTGCCATTGGTTCCTGCTGGTCTGTTTCAAGGCGTCGATGGTCGCATGTGGAATAACAGCAACCCTGATGCAGTTGTTTCAAGCTTTACCAAAAAGCGTCCCTTCGATGTAGAACACTCTACCCATATCAAAGCACCACAAGGCGACCCTGCACCTGCGGCTGGTTGGATTACTAAAGTTGAAAACCGAGATGGTGAAATCTGGGGTTACACCGAATGGAACAGCAAAGGCCAAGCTTATATTGATGGTCAAGAGTATGCGTTCTATTCCCCTGCATTTAGTTATTTGAAAGACGGCACTGTCATTGCTCTGCAAAGTGTCGGCTTAACTAACGATCCAAATCTGGATGTTCCAGCTCTTAATCATAAAGAGGAAACAGCAATGCCACTTGCATTAGTGATTCGTCAAGCACTTGGTCTGGGCGAGAACGCCACAGAACAAGATGCCGTCACCGCGATCAACTCTCTCAATCAAGAGAAAACTGTCGCACTTAACCGAGCCAATACGATTGACCTTGAAAAGGCTGTGCCGAAAGAGACACACCAGCTCGCGCTTAATCGTGCTGAAACTGCGGAAGCAGCACTCAAAGCAATTCAAGACAAAGAGATTGAAGCTCTGGTTCAGTCTGGTGTTGATGCTGGAAAGGTTTCACCAGCGAACAAAGAAATGTTCATTGGCATGTGTCGTCAAGAAGGTGGCATTGAGCAGTTCAACAAGTTCATCGAAAGCGCTCCTCAGATTGCGACGAACTCGCAAACTAAGCCGCCAAAGCAACCTTCAAAACCTACTGAAGGTGGTGAGTTGACGGCTGACGAACTCGCGCTGTGTCAACGTATGAATGTGTCACCGGAAAGCTGGAAAGCTAACCGTCACCACAAAATCACCTATTAATTGGAGTAAACGAAAATGCCATTAACTGAAGCTCAAGTTATTGAAGCTCTGACGGTTGGCAGTAATGCTGCCTTTACTGAAGGCTTAGGTACTGTCGAACCACAGTGGAACAAGATTGCTTCCAAAGTTCCTAGCTCTGGCAGCGGTGAAAACTACGGTTGGTTAAAAGACTTACCTGGTATTAAAGAATGGGTCGGTGATCGCCAGTTGGTTGAGCTTGGCTCTCATGGCTATGCAATCCCTAACGTGACTTACGAAGCATCTATCAAAATCAAACGTGAAGATATTGAAGATGACAAGATTGGTAAGTATGCGGTCTTGGCTAAAGGCTGGGGTCGTGAGTCTGCCATCTTCCCTGATGAAAACTGCTTTGGTTTGCTCGCGCTTGGTTTTGAAACGCTCTGTTATGACGGTCAGAACTACTTTGATACAGATCACCCAGTTGGCAATGAAGCTGCGGACGTGTTCTCAAATATCATCGGTGATCCACTGGACGACCTACCGCCTTGGTTCTTGATTGATGATTCTCAAATCTTGCTGCCGATTCTTTTCCAAGACCGTAAGCCTCTGAAACTAGAGTTCGTAGGTGCAGCGTCTGAGTATGCGTGGTTCAACAACATGGTTGCTCAAGGCGTGGATGGTCGTGCTGGTTTTGGCTTCTCGTTCCCTCACATTGCGGTTGGTTCAAAGTCAGTTCTTGATGAAGCAAACTTCGAAGCTGGCACTTTGGCGCTAGCAAGCATGAAGAAATCGAACGATAAGCCAGCCGGAACTATGGCAAAAGTATTGGTTGTTGGTCCTAAAAACGCCTCTGCTGCTCGCAAGATTATTGCTCGTGAGTACTTAGCAAATGGCGAAACCAATATCTACTACAACAACGTCAAGCTGGTTGTTTCACCGTTCTTGAAATAAAGCGTAAAGGCTCATCAGCTTAACTGCGATGACGGGCTGGCGGTGTTCATTCACCGCCACGTTAAGGAGTAATAAATGACCAAGCAAGTGGACGTTGATGCTACTGGGTGGGTACTGATTTCTTCAGGCAAAACGCGCGGTGTGTTGGAGAACAACACGGGTTCAGCAATGAAAGTTCGCGTTGAAGATGTGGGAGTTGTCCCTCCTGACTCTGAAAAGTGGGGGCATAACCTACCACTTGGGAAAGTGTTTATTTGGGAAAAGCAATCGTCAGCGGTTGACGTGTATGCGCGACTTGTCAATGGCGATGGTGTTGCCATCGTGACCGAGGGCTAATCATGGGACCAGGTGCTGTTCACATAACGTTTCCCGGTGACAGAACTTACGCATTGCTTTCTCGCGTCAGTTACGTCACGCCAAGTGCGACCACGATTAAACAAACGCTACAGGCTAGCAACGTTCCTGAAGTGATTGTTTACAACAAAGCCGCCATCAGTGATGACGACATCAGCATTGATTTAAACACAGGTGAAATTGAGTTTAATCAGGATTTCAACGGTGTGGCTAGCTTGAGCGTGGGCATGTTGCGAGAGCTAACAGGTAGTGAAGTTGAATGGGGTGTGTTTGTTCAAGCCTATGATGCTGTGAATGAGCAGTGGATTAACTACGAAGGTTCCCTTCGCCCTATCACCATCAGCACTCAAACCGCCAACGAGAAGCGCATCATGGACTACAGCATATCCGTAGCCCTACTCAAAGGTCAGAAGTTCCGGTTTATGCATTACACCACTGATGCATCCAAAGCAGTATCAATCGTTTCGTTCGCAGCCAGTGGCGTGTTGCCATCATCTGCGGGAGTTATTCTCAGCTTGTTTGGGATTATCCCAACCTAATTGAAAGGAGTTCACCGTGAGTGGAACTGCATCAAAAAAAGCGCCAACTAAAGGCGGCACTTCAAAGTCTACCGATGGAACTGATAAACAAACAGTGGCAGCAACTGGCTCCAGCGATCAAGCGAAAGCCGAACAGAAAGCGAAGCTAAAAGCGGAAGCTGAAGCACAAGCGAAAGCCAAAGCAGAAGCTGAAGAAAAAGCCAAAGAAGAAGCGGAAGCCAAAGCAAAGGCAGATGCTGAAGCTAAATCCAAACAAGGAAATGATGACAATGACAAATTGGATTCAACGAAAACTACTGGTGATATGGATGGGACTGCTGGTGCTGTTCTCGGTATTACTGGTGCCCTTAAAGTACGCGCTAAATCAGCTCAAGGTTTTTGGCGCAGTGGTGTTAAGTTCCTTCGAACGAAAGATACGTACCTGCTTGTGGTTGACGAAATGCCGGAAAATCAGCCTGCGACAGTGGCACAGGGTGGTATCGAACCTGAGCTTGTTCTGTTCATGTCTAAAGAAAAAGCTCAGCGCGTCCACAACGAACCGAACTTGGTGGTTGAAGTGGTTGAACTTTCCGAAGTTATCGACATAGAAGACATGGCATAAGCATAAGGCAATAAGTGATGGCAGTTTACGCAACCAAACAAGACTTGATTGATCGTGATGAAGGGATGCTTTGGAACTTCGCGACTGACCGCGATACCAATACGCTGAACGACACATGGATTAATCAAGCGCTAGAACAGGCAGACGATGAGATTAACTCGTTACTAACGAAGTTTGCTCTACCTCTTCCAACGGTTCCTAGCTTGTTGAATAAGCAAGCCATCATTATTGCCTTTTATTGGTTGGCAGACCGAGACAACCAAGCCACTGACCTTTTAGAGAAACGCTATGAAAAAGCCATAGCGACCTTGAAAGAAATCGCCAGTGGTAAACGTGACTTAGGTTTGCCAGCCGCAGATAAGCCAGAAGAAACCAGTATTGGCAAAGTGGAAATCGTCCAGGACAACACACGAATGTTCACCCGTGATTCACTCAAAGGTGTTCTGTAATGAGCATCAGTGTTGAGGTTCGCGGAGATACCAACTTTGAGCAGTACCAACGCTTAATTCAAAACCTTAGCGACCCAAAACACAAAGAGCTGCTGCTTGACGGTTTAGGCGCAGTGGTTGAAAGCCAAACTCGGAGACGTATTGCTGATGAGAAAACTGCACCGGATGGCAGTGCTTGGCCTGAGTGGAGCGCTAGCTATGCAAAGACTCGGCACAGTAACCAGTCAAAGTTGCAAGGAAATGGAGACTTGCTTGATTCGATTCAGTACATCGTGGAGCGAAATCAAGTTCGAATTGGATCGCCATTGGTCTATGCACGAGTGCTTAACGATGGCTTTGAAGGTGCGGTTCAAGTGTCTCCGCATACGCGCCTTATTACGCAAGCCTTTGGTAAGGCGTTACGGTATCCGGTTTATCAGAGCGTAGGCTCGTTTACCCGAATGATGAACATGCCACAGTACCAGTTCCTTGGTCTGAGTGCTGAAAACCAAACCGAGGTTTACGCAGTGATTGGTGACTTCTGGCAAGGACTAATGCAATGAGTACCAGACCAAGTTTTGAAACAGCAGGTTCAACCGTCTATGCCTGCCAGCAAGTGGTTGAGTACCTGAAGCCGCTGCTTGAAGGCGGCGAGCGCGATATTGATAAGGTCGAAGTTGTTGAGCGCCACATAGGGCGATTGAACACGCAAGACGAATTGAAGCGTTGGATGGGTTCGCGTGATGGCGGTATTCGCATTGCAGCGTTGAACTCAAGTGACTACGAGCGAATCGGCGGTGCAATTATTGGCACTGTCACTATGGCTGCTTACATCTTTGCGGCTGACAAATACGGCTACCAACGTGATGAACGTGCTGAAGTGATTGCTGGTCAGTTGGTTATTGCCATGATGGCAAGCTCTATGCCACCAAACGCTTACGGCAAGGCGACGAATTTACGTTGCGACAACTTGTATTCAGACAGCATCGACAGCAAAGGCGTGGCGATGTGGTCAGTAACCTGGTCGCAGAAATGGCAACTCAATGTGCCTATCGATCTTGCGACACTGGATGATTTCATCACGTTCGATTTCAAAGGTGAAATCGCCGAAGGCGCACCGCTAATCGAAGGTGAACAAACGTTACCTCAAGAGGAAGAGTGACATGTTAATTATCGTTAAACCTGCCAAAGAAAATGTGAAGGTGCGTAAAGAAAACGGCGCTCACCTTTCTGTTGATGGTGAACAAGTAGAAAGCTCATCGTTCTGGAAGCGCCAAGCGAAAGCTGGCGACGTGGTTATCCTAAACGATGACGAATCCAAAGCATGGCGTGATGCTATCGAAGCTGAGAAGGCTAAACGCCGTGAAGAGGCGGCAAAAGTCAAAGCTGATCTGAAAAAAGAAGCCGATGCCAAAGCGAAAGCTGAAAAGGCAGCAGCCAAAAAAACTGAGACTCAAGGAGAATAACCATGGCGTTGGGTAATATTCCTAATGATGTAAGAACACCGCTGTTCTTTATGGACTTTGACAACAGCAAAGCGCTAAGTGGAACACCAGCACAGGTTCACCGCGTTCTTGTCATTGGTCAGCAGTTGGCAACGGGTACCGCGCAGCCTTTAGAACTGACTCGCATTGGCACATCCGAAAGCCAAATGGATGAACAGTTTGGTAAAGGCTCAATGATGTCTCGCATGTTGAAAGCCTTCCGCAAAGCTAACTTCTATCAAGATGTGTACGCACTGGGTGTGACTATTGATGGCGGTGCGGCGGCTGTAGGTGAAATTCAAGTGGCAGTGACTACCGCAAAAGCGGGTGTTATCTACTTGCTCATCGATGGCGATTCCGTTCAAGTGACCGTGAATGCAGACGACACTGACGAAGATATCGCAGCAGCGATCATTGCGAAGGTGAACGAAGATACCAACCTACCAGTGACAGCGGCACTCAAAGCGGGTGAAACCACCATCGTCGCATTGACTTGTAAATGGACAGGTCAAACGGGTAACGATCTAGATATCCGCTACAACTACTACGACGGTGAAGTACTACCTGCTGGTGTGACATTAACCATCGTCGATATGGCAGGTGGCGCAGGAACGCCAGACATGGCAGAAGCGGCGAACGCGATTCCTGACGAATGGTACAACCATATTTCAATGCCGTTTAATGATACCCAAAGCATGAACGCTCTGCGTGATGAGTTAATCAAGCGCTGGGGTCCGTTAGTCATGATGGAAGGTATTGGTTATTCAGCATACCGTGGTACCTATGCAGAAACAGGCACGTTTGGTGAGTCTCGCAATGACTTCTTGTTTACCTGTATGGGTACGAATAAAGCACCGCAAGCTCCTTACCTATGGTCGGCTGTTTACAGTGCGATTGCTTCTTACAACTTGGCAATCGATCCAGCGCGTCCACTGCAAACTTTGGTGATGACAGATATCTTGCCGCCAGCTAAGGAAGACCGTTGGCCTCAGTTCCCTGAGCGCAACAACCTGCTTGCTGATGGTATTGCTACTTACACCGTGACGGCAGGTGGTGAAGTTGCCATTGAGCGTGAAGTATCTATGTATCGCGTGAATAGCTTTGGCGACCCTGACCCTAGCTACATGGACATTACCACGCCAGCAACCTTGGGTTACTTGCGTTACTCCATGCGCAATATGGTGACGAACCGTTTTCCTCGCCACAAGTTAGCCGGTGATGACGTACTCGATACGCTCGACCCAGCTCAACCAGTGGTGACCCCTAAGATCATGCGTCAAGCGATTATCGAACTGGCGACAATTGACTGGGTACCAAAAGGTTTGATGGAAGATTTAGAAGGCTTCAAAGAAACCTTGGAAGTGTATCGAGACAGCAGCGACAACAACCGCTTGAACGTTCTGTTTAACCCTGACTTGGTTAACCAGCTTCGTGTAGTTGCATCTCTTAACCAATTCATTCTTTAAGGAGTAAGTCATGGGTCGAATTCTTGGTGAAGTGACCATCCGCATGAACAGCAAGCGGATTAAGGCAAAGAAAGGAACCACGCTTAACCCAGGTGGTGTTCGTCGAACCAAACACCCTAAACCAGGTGGTGGTATTTGGGGCACATCGAGAGAGTCTATTGGTGGTTCCATCAGTGTGATCATCGCAGCCGATGAAGATGTCGATGTCATCGAAATCAACAAGGTTGAAGATGCAACGCTGACATGGGAAGGCGACAACGGTCTCGAGTACATGATGACAAGCGCCTCAGCAATGGAACCTTTTACCGTCAGTGACTCTGGTGAAATTGTCGGTACCTTCGAAGGTGATGCAGCGGAGAAAATCTAATGGCAGCACTCATGACGTTTGAATTAACGCATGGCTACAAGGTGGGTGAAGTCACCCATCTTGAAGTTGGCCTGCGTGAATTGAATTCTGGCGACTACATAGATGCACAGATGGCTTCTGAAAAAGTTGTAGTCGTCAATGGTGAGGCGGTTGCTTATACATCAAATGTCCTTTATGGGTTAGAGCTGCTTTGCAGGCAGGTTGAATTCATAGGTAAAGTTAATGGTCCGCTTGAAGAAAAAGACCTCAGAAAGCTCCATCAGGATGACTTTGCATTGCTCCAGGAAAAAGCAAAAGAGCTGGATGAAATGATTGTGAAGGAGCTTGAGCAACGGGGGCGATCTTAAGCTGTTTGCGGAAATGGCTGAGAGCTTGCAGCTTGCTCTCAGTTCCCGTTACCCAATCAGCGAAACCCGTCACTTCTCTCTCCGTCGATTGCTGCGTATCTACCATAAACTAAGAGATATGAATAATGGCCCAGCGTCTTGAAACCGACATCGTTCTAAACCTCGCGGGAAACCTAGCGGCTAAAGCTCGTCAGTATGGCGCGTCCATGAGTGAGTTCGCGAACAAAAACCAGAAAGCAATGATGCTGGTTCAGACCACTGCAAGAGCGGCTGGTCGTGGTATCGATGCGCTAGGTAATCGTTATGTAGGCTTAGCCACTACTGTCGCGACTGGTGCCACGGTTCGTAATATTGGTAACTTCGAAGAGCAAATGACTCGCTTGGGTACCAATGCTAAGTTAACCAGTGATCAAGTTGATGCACTGTCAAAATCCATTCTTGATGTTGCTAACCAAAAAGACGTGCGTGTTAATTTCTCTGAGCTTGCCGCTGGCGTTGATGAGCTGCTTGGTAAGACGGGTGACTTTGAATTCGTGCAAGAGAACTTGCAGAACATGGGCTTGTTTATGCAAGCCTTTGGCGTTGATGCAAAAACCACAGGCGGTATTTTCAGCCAGTTCCGCGAGAAAGGTATCCGTGATTCTCAAGCCGTGATGGATACCATCGATCAGCTTTATGGTCAGTTTGCGATCGGTAGTGTCAACGTGAAGGACTTGGCCTCTATTTCAGAGCAGCTCTTCTCTACTTACCAAGGGCAAGGGCCAGAAGCGATTGCTCAAATGTCTGCATTGGTTCAGTTGTTTGCTAAGGCTAAAGGCAACGCGAACGAATCACTGACCTCTATCCAAGCTGTGTTCGCCACGTTCTCAGACAAGAAGAAAGTCGAGTTCTTAGATAAGCAAGGCATCAAAGTATTCAAGGAAGGCACCAAAGAGATTCGAGAGCCAGTTGAGTTGCTGCTAGAGATTCTTGATAAGGCGAAGAACGACCCACTGAAACTGGGTGATGTATTTGATCAGACGTCGCTGCAAGGTCTTGCTTCTCTCTATTCTGAAGACCGCAAAAAGCTGTTGCTAGAAATGGTGTCTGGTACCGCTGAACTTGGAGCTACCCAAAAGGCTTCAGCAGACAATGCTGCCACTCTTAATTCAGCCATGCGTTCCCTTAATAACTCATTCTTCAAGTTAGCCAATGACCGTTTAGCAGACCCGATTATGGACATCGCTGACGCTATCAATAGCGTTGACGATGAAGCGATTGAACGATGGGCTGAATGGGGAGAAACCGCGCTGTATGTAGTTGGCGGTTTAGTGGCTGCCAAGAAAGGTTTGGACATTGCTGCTTCTATTAAAACCGTGTTTGGCAAATCTGGCCCAATGCCAGGTGGTAAAGGTGGCTTCCAAGACCTAGGCGCAATGCCCGTGTATGTGGTCAATATGCCTGCTGGCGGTTTGGGTGGTGGCATTGATGGCCCAACGGCTGGAAACAATGGCAAATCAAATAAAGGTTTTAACCTGAAGAACATTGGTGAAATGGCAACGATTGGTTATGGCATTTCGATGATTCCTGATTTCTCGCCTATCAATATTCGCCGTAAATCTGAAGTTGATACCACTGGGCTGCCAGCGAACTTTCCTGTTGCACCAGGTGTGCTTGATGTATTCGATGAAATCAAAGCTTGGATGTTCGGCAATGGCGGCAACGAATCAGCAGTTGGTAACTCATACCTTCGATCTCAATCAGGCGAAATGAAGCTGAAGGTCGAAGTGTCTGATGACCGAGTAAAAGTCACACCGACTTACTTACCATCTGGTTTCACCATCGACCCTGATATGGGTACCAATTAAGGAGGCTTTAAATGTCGTTTGAAGAGCGTTTAAACGCCTCAATTCGTGGGGTGGAATTTATTCTTGATGACATCGACGGCGACATGGGCCGTCGTGCTATTGCTCATCAATACCCAAAACGAAATAAAGGTTACACCGAAGATAACGGTCAGGTTCTCAACGCTGAACGAATTAATGGCAAGGTCGTTGGTGATGACTACCTTGATCACTTTTACAATATTCTTGAAGCGATCAACAAAGAAGGGCCATGCGAACTTATTCACCCTTGGTTTGGCGTTCGTAAGGTTCAGGTTGGGCGTGGCAGCTACAAGCTGGTGAATCGAATTGAAGGCGTGATCACCTTCAGCTTTGAAGTGTTCGATGTTGGCGAGAACGTATTCCCAACAGCGAAAAGCGACACGGTGAAAGTGCTTGATGACCAAGCATCTGCTACCCAAGAAGCCGCCAACACCACCTTTGAAAATGAATACGATGAAACTGCAACAACGGGCATTGGTGACATGGTTGACCAATACCTAGATGATTTGGATGAGTTTACTCGTGGCTTGCCTTCTCTTCCTGATGAGCTGCGTGAATGGACAGATCGCCTAATGAGAGCCAAAGATTCGATTGGAAAGCTGCTTGCTTATCCGGGTGATTTGGCGCGTGAAATGATGGGCATTCTAGAAGATGTGAAAGGTGTGGTGACAGACCCGATTCGTGCGCTTGAAGTCTATGACAATGTTCAGAACCGTTGGGATGGTATGCGTGCTGAGTTGGCGGTGACTGGCGGTTTGAATCGCAACGTAGCCAGTGAGAACGGTGTGGCGAGTTCAGTGCCAACCGTGACCAATCAGGCAGAGAAAGATGCCATTCTAGCCAACGCTGCGGCTTATCAAAAACTCATTATTAACTCTGCTGCAATTTCGAAAGCGTCAGCCATTAGTAGCACAGAGACAGCTTATAGCCTATCCGATGAAGCAGAAGTTGTTGCCAGCCTTTCAGGTGCTGAGCGCAATGTGATCATGACAGGCCAACAACTCAAAGCTATTGGTTACAAGCTGGCGGCTGAGTTGGCAGAGCTGGCTGAAATCGAAGTGGAAAATGGAAACTCAGCATTGTGGAGACAGATGCGGTCACTGCGTCAGGCTGTGCTTGCTGATACCAAAGAACGTGCTGAGCTGCTGCCACAATTAACGGTGTTTACTCCTAACGTGACGGTTCCTGTTGCGTTAATAGCATGGCAACAAACGGGCGACACGGAACGCAGAAACAGCATCGTGCGCCGCAATGGCATTCGCAACCCTGCCTTTGTCACTCCTAACGATACGATTGAGGTGATCAATGGCTGATAAAATTGTGCTCAGTGCAGGCGGCAATGTCTATGAAGGTTGGACGAAGATTCGCATCACACGCTCACTGGAAGCGATGGCAGGCTCGTTTGATTTAGAGCTGACCCATAAATGGGACGGTTCCGACAGCAAATACAAAGCATTCATGAAGCCTATTCAGCAAGGTGCGCCATGCGTGGTGAAGATTGGTAATGACAAAGTGATCACTGGCTACGTGGATGACTGGGTGCCCAGTTACGACGATAGCAAAGTGATGATTTCTGTCAGTGGACGTGACAAAACTTCAGACCTGATTGACTGCTCGATCATCTATCCATCCGGTCAGTTCATGAACCAAACATTCACACAGATTGCTAAAACTGTATGCCAGCCATTTAGTATCAACGTGGTGGTTGAAACTGACGCAGGTGCAGCTTTTACAAAGGTGCAGATTGAGCAAGGAGAAACGCCACATGAACTGCTCACGCGGCTGGCTCGCCAACGTGGTCTTTTGCTGACCACCAACGGTGAAGGCGATTTGGTGATAACCCGTGCAAGCACAAAACGTGCGGGTGTTTCTCTTATCCTGGGAGAAAACATCAAAGCCGCTCGTGGTCGTTTTAGTTGGCGTGAGCGTTATAGTCAGTTCAAAGTGAAAGGTTCGGGTATTGATTGGAATGACGCAGGGCCAGAAGTTGCAGGTGGTATTGAAGCCATCGTTCGTGATTCAGAGATTGGGCGTTATCGCCCACTGATTATTGTGAACGATGAAATTACCACCGCTGATGGTGCATCAAAGCGTGGTCAGTGGGAACGCCAGCGCAGCATTGGGCGTTCTAATACTGCGGAATATACGGTAGCTGGTTGGCGCATTCCTCAAACGGGTAAGGTTTGGAATGTGAACCAAATTGTTCCTGTGCAAGATGACATTGTTGGCCTGAACGAAGATATGCTCATCAATACCATTATGTTTAGCGAGGAAGAAGACTCAGGACGCATAGCGGTCATTGGTGTGGTTCGTCCTGATGCACTAAAAATGCCGGCACAAGAAAAAATCGAAGTAGTTAAAGGTTGGTGATATGGATTTGGTAATGAAACGTTATATTGACCGAGAGCTGAAGCGCATCGAACGCCGCCTTTATTCTTTGGCTAGCCGTAGCATTATTACTGGAGCCAGTGAGGAATCACAACGCCAGAAGCTACAGCTAGTCGTTGATAGTGATGACTCTGGTGATGGAATCGAACACTTTCAGCATTATGGCTTTAGTTCGGTACCACCAAAAGGCTCTGAAGCGCTCGTTCTTGCGCTCAATGGTAATAACGCAAAGCGTGTGGCTATCAATGCTGAGAAAAAAGATTTGCGCCCAAAAGGTGAAGCTTCGGACGTTTTTCTCTATCATGAGGAAGGTCACCAGATTGGCTTCCTTCGAAACGGGAAAGTTCACCTCACAGCAATTGACGTTATTTTAGAGGCGTCAAACTCCCTCACTATTATTTCTCCAGAAAACATTATTCAAGGCCCTTTGCACGTCACTGGTGGTATTTCCACTGACCTTGGTATTTATGCGACTGGCGGCATTACTTCAGCCAGTGTGATCAGCGGATTGGATTTGATGGCTGGCAGCATTAGTTACCTAGGGCACAAACACAGAGATGCAGAGAACAGGCTAACAGACATACCAACAGCGAGTTAGTTATGAGCAGCATCTTGTTAGAGATGGCACAAAATGCGGGTGTGATTATCGAGGGCAATGTTACTGATGAATCAGTTGCTGCCCTCGTTTTGATCTCCTATTTCACTGATGCTCGCGCTGATTCTTCAGATGAATTGCCTGATGGTTCGAGTGACTTGCGTGGTTGGCCTGGTGATACTTTTTCAGACCAACCTTGGGGTTCTAAATTGTGGCTGTTGTTTCGCGAGAAGCTGACCACAGATGTTCGCAACCGAGCTGTGAAATATTGCGAAGACGCACTGGCTTGGATGTTGGTCGATTCAGGCCAAGGCCGTATGGCAAAGAATGTGAAAGTGACTGGTTCTATTCCTGCTTTTCAAACGTTGGCATTGAACACGGTCATAACCAAACCGGATGGCACAGAGATGTCATTCACTGTATCTAAACGATGGGAGGCGCAACGTGCCGTTTAACGTTCCTACGCTAAGACAACTGAACGCTGATGGATGGGCAGACGTTGAAGCTTCTCTCGATGAAGTGCTTCCAAAATTTGGTGTTGAAAAGGCGCTTAACTCGTCTGTCAGTTCGGCAATACGCGACCTTTACGACTACCAGACGCTTATCGTTCGACAAATCATTCCCACCACTGAATCAGAAGACCAAACCATTGTTGATATAGCGCGAACCGAAGGCGTCATTCGTAAGCTTGCGAGTGGCGCTGTTGGTCCTGTGTCATTTACTGGTACGAGTCCTATTCCAGTTGATACGGTGATGACTTACCAAGACGGACGTTCATACAGAGTGACATCATCCGCTTCACCTGATGGCGGAACCGTCATCGTTCAGGTTCAAGCTGAAGATGTGGGCAGTGAAACAAACCTCGATGCGGGGGAAGAACTGACACTTTCAAGCACTGTTCCAGGTGTATCTCCTATTGGGTTGTCGGGTGGGCTTTCTGGTGGTGCGGCTATTGAGCCAATCTCTCAATTATTAGAGCGGTTGTTATTCCGCAAGCGCAATCCGCCTATGGGGGGCGCAGAGCATGATTATGTGGCTTGGTGCCGTGAAGTGGATGGAGTAAGCCGTGCTTGGGCGATTGGTGCTTATCAAGGTGGTTCGACGATGGGTTATGCGTTCGTGTTTGATGAGCGCGAAGACATTTTTCCAACGGTAACCGACAAACAAGCAATGACGGATTACATCTACAGACACCAAGACCCTGCAACAGGTGTATTTGTTGGTCGCCCTGCGGGTATAGAAGCCATCAATATAGATTTGACCGCCAAGACCACTGACTTAGCGATTCATCTAACGCCAGACACAGACGATAACCGCATGGCAGTATTAACGAATTTGCAAAGCTACTGGGCGACATTGTCACCTGGTTCAACATTGGTTTTGGCTAAGGTGCGCACCGCTATCGGTGAGATTGATGGTGTTGATAATTACGCTCTCGATCTCAATGCGGATGTCACATCAGCAACTGAAGAGCTGCACGTTCTTGGAGAGGTAGTATGGGCCATTCCGTAGAACAATGGACCAACGTCATTATGGCGAATATGCCACGGGGTATCATTTGGTCCCGTGAGCATACGCTCAAGCTTTATCAATATGCGGCTGGTTATGCACCACGCCTTAAGGCAGCAGAAGAAAGCGCAGATAATATTCTTTTGGAAATGCGCCCAGAAACAACGGTGCAAATGCTTCCTGAATGGGAGTGGTACTTAGGGCTTCCTGAATGCAATGTCGAAAAGCAAACACTAGAAACCCGACGAGACGCTGTAGTAGAAAAATTTCATCGCAAAGGTGGCCTACAAGCTTGGAATATTGAAAAACTCGCGGCTGACCTTGGCTTTGATATCGAGGTGCAGGAAATATTCCCTCACCACTGCCTGCGTGGTTGTACCTATCCGCTCTATGAAGAGAAGTACCGCCACTTATTAACTATTAACGTCAAAGGCATCACGCAATCCTATGCAACATGTCTTGATGACTGTTTAACCCCACTCGTATCACAAACCGCAGCAGCGCTTGAATGCACCCTGAACAAAATCAAGATGGGCGGTAAGTATTACGACTTTATCTACGAGGAGAGCGTGTAATGCACCCACTCAATAATGGCTCTCAGGTTGAGAACCCACCCGCACTCAAACCAAGAGTCGGTTCACCTGGTTACTTCAGTGAATTCAACAATAGCGGCTCACCAAGCTATCCTGGTCAAGATTGGTTTAATGCGGTGATTCGTGAGTTTCAGACGGCACTTTCTGATAATGGAATTACGTTTGATCCTAACAAATATGATCACTTATCAAAAATGACTATTAAATCAGGTGTCAGCATTCAAACAGTTCCCGCATTGATTGCTAATGCAGGTAACGTAACTTTTATCAAGAGGGGCTTTGTTGTTACTGCATATCTTTTTACAAACACAGTACAGACTCAAACTAATGGTACTCCTTTATGTACCATCCCCTCTGGTTTTATCCCCTCTCCGAAATACCAAAGCGGTCTTGGCGTCTTCGAGTTTGCTGTTCCGAGTAGTGCTTCTAGTGCTTCACGCTGTCAGCTTCAATCTTCTCAAATTTTAGTTTTTGATTGGGCAGAAACAGCCATTTACCGTGGCTCTTGTTCATACATTACGGAAGAATAG